GCGTTACAGCACTGTTACGGATGTGTTACGGCTAGAAGCCGCGTAGTTACTAGTGTTACGGCTATTTCCACGCGCGCGCGCATATACGCATTTTTTTCATTACTTTTATTCATTAATTCTTTTATTGATTTTTATATAAATAAAAAATAGCTGTAACACTGTAACTGACGTAACTAGGGGGTTTATAGCTGTAACAGTGCTGTAACTGAATGTAACAAATGATTGTGTTAATTATTTGGAGTAGTTGATGTCTGGAAAAATAAATGCTGAGTATGTTGCAAGGAATTTCCCTGAGTGTACGAAGGTTGCCAGTTTAATTCGTAATCAGTTTGGTGATGGTGTGCGGATGATATGGGCTAAAGAAAACGGTCATGAGCTGGGCAAGCAATCATCAAACGGCGACAGGGTGCAGCGTGTTAGTGATATCGATCTAACTCCAATCATGACATCGGATCAGTTACGTAAGCGGGGGCGTGATGGGAAATAACAGTGGCGCATTGCCAGCAATGTTTTATGGCGATCCTTCAGATGTTGTTGAGCGCATGCAGCGACATGAGTTTGGTTGCCGGTTATGTGTTCACCATAAGATGGTCTTGGGCAGTGTCATTTGTTCGCATCACAGTAATGAGTTGCAAAGAGGTGTGCCTGTGATCGGGTATAGATGTAAATTTTTTAAGGAGACGGAATGATGATTGATGAGCGTATTGTTGTATCAAGATTATCGCGCTGGGCACGTGTGAAGATGGAGACCGGTGTCAAGCTTGGGTATCCTTCTGAATCAGCGTTCCGTAAGTTCGGCCCACCTGGGCATAATGATCTGCGCGAAACTGGTGTTGATGTGGAGTTCCAGCAGACTGATGAAGCGTTCAAGCTGCTGCCTGAAATTCCACAATTAGTTATACGCAAGGAATTTTTATCGACATGTAAGAACGAAGCTGCAAAGGCTTACCAGTTGGGCGTTGCGGTCAGAACATTCAGACAATATAAACATAATGCATACACAATGTTGTCAAATATTTTGAACGCACGCTTGACAGATGGTGCCGAAAAGATGTATAAATCTGCTAACTTCTAAGTAAATGCGTCCAGAATAAAGATGTGGCGCAAATCAGGCCGGAAATCTTAATTGATTCCGGCTTTTTTTATGCCTAAATATAATGAGCGCGAATCATCGTCACAACGTGGATACGGTTCAAAGTGGCAGAAAGCCAGAGAACAATACCTGTCGCAGAATCCGTTCTGTGCAGATCATAAAGAACGTGGCCGTGACGTTATTGCAACCGTGGTTGATCACAAGATTGCTCATAAATTGTATGAGGCAAAACAGTCAGGTGATATTGAAAGAATATCAATAGCCCAGAAGTTATTCTGGGATAGAAACAATTGGCAGCCATTGTGCAAACTTTGCCATGACTCACACAAACAACGTTTTGAGAAGTCCGGCGTAGTTACCGGATGCGATTTGAACGGAATTCCTATCGACAAGAACCATCACTGGTCAGGCAGGGGCGGGTAGAAAGTCTACAGCCTTTTGCCAAAAGACCGATTGCCTACTTTTTTATGCAAAACCGCGTAATTAAATAGGGGGGTGGTTTAATATAAATCAGAGAAGATTCAAGAATGGCAGGAAGAAGTCCAAAACCTACTAACCTGAAAATTGTTACCGGCAATCCGGGTAAGCGCAGTCTAAATAAACAGGAGCCAGATCCCGATTACCTGAATGATTTGACCGCCCCCGGATATTTATCCAGTAATGCGCAGGCAGTGTGGGATCAGATTGCACCTAAGTTGCGAGAATCAAGATTACTGACCGTTGTCGACGTGCCGATATTGGCGATGATGTGCGAATCAATTGTAGAGTATCGAAGAGCTACCATCTATTGCAAGGATACTCCGCTGGATCATTCAGAGAAAACCGGTGGTGATGTTCTTAGCCAATGGAAGATCGTGCAGTCAATGAGTCTGAAGCAGATCATGTTGATTGCCAGGGAATTTGGCATGACGCCTGCATCAAGGACAAGAATACAAATACAGCCTCAAGGCGAGTTAGATTTCGGGGATGGTCAAAGCTACTTCACGTGATCCAGTAACCACATACGCGCGAAAGGTCGCGTCCGGTAAAATCATAGCCGGGCCATATGTCAGATCGGGATGCAAGCGACTCTTAGAATATTTAGTACAAGCTCCGTCAAGGGGCTTTTTTTTCGATCTTGTAAAAGTCAATCGCGTTATTGGTTTTTTCCGTGATGTGCTGAGGTTGAACGGCGGTGACTACGAGGGCAAGCCGTATGAGCTGCTTGACTGGCAGAAATTTCTAGTAGGAAGCTTGTTCGGGTGGGTTGACTCCGAAGGGTTGCGCAGATTCAGAGTGGCATATGTCGAAGCTGCAAAGGGTTCTGGGAAATCGCCTCTGGTTGCCGGGATCGGATTGTATGGCCTGGTTGCTGACGGCGAAATGCGCGCAGAGATTTACGCCGTTGCTACCAAGAAAGATCAGGCGATGGTTTTGTTTCGTGATGCTGTTGCGATGGTGGATCAATCGCCGCAACTGTTATCAAGATTAAAAAAAGCTGGTGTCGGGCAGTCTGTATGGAATTTGGCTTACCTCGATAAATCAAGTTTCTTTAGGCCGATATCTTCTGATGATGGTCAGTCAGGGCCTAGACCGCACATATCGCTGATCGATGAGTTCCACGAACATAAAACAAATCACGCGATAGAGATGCAGCGCGCTGGTTTCAAATTCCGCAAGCAGCCACTGATCGGAATTATAACCAACAGTGGGTCTGACAAGAAAAGCCCGTGCGGTACTTACCATGATTACGCGGTACAGGTCGCCAGTGGTCAGCGTATTGACGATGAGTTCTTTTCTTACGTGTGCGCCCTGGATGAAGATGACGATCCATTCAAAGATGAGAAATGCTGGCATAAAGCAAACCCGTCTTTGAAGTACGGTCTACCTGGAAAGAAATACATACGTGGTCAGGTAAACGAGGCGCGCGGCATGCCGAGCAAGGAATCAATTGTTCGTCGCTTGAATTTCTGCCAATGGACAGAAGCAAATAATCCGTGGATATCGGCAGAAATCTGGATGGGTGCGCGTCAAGTATTTGATTGGCGTGATCTGCAAGGGAGGCGAGCATACGGCGGCCTTGATCTTGGGTCAACAACCGACTTGACCGGGCTTGTGCTGTGGGTCGAGCCAATAGAACACGGTGAACCTTGGCGGCTTGTATCTTTTGCCTGGTTGCCTGATGAAGGACTTGGGAGAAAAGAGGAACTCGACAAAGTACCTTACTTCGCATGGAAGACAGCGGGATATCTGGAAACGACTCCTGGCAGGGCAATCAGTAAGCGATTCATTCTTCAGCGGTTGGCAGAGTTGCAGGACTGTTTTGACATTCAATGCATCGCATACGATCGCTGGAGAATGGAAGATCTGATCCGGATGGCTGAGGATGACGGCTTTCCTTTGCCGGAATTAATACCATTCGGTCAAGGGTTTAAAGATATGAGTCCTGCTTTGGAAATGTTTGAAAGTGCACTTCTCAATGATGAGGTTGCTCATGATGGGCACCCGATACTGACCATGTGCGCAGCGAACGCGGTGACCGTATCTGATGCAGCCGAAAACAGGAAACTTGATAAGAACAAAGCGACAGGGCGTATTGACTTAATGGTAGCCGCTGTTATGGGCGCGGGTGTTGCGTTAACCGCAGAAGAGAAAATTAATATAGATGACTTTGTGAACGAACCAATCTACGGATGAATATATTTTCTACAGTAGCAAGATGGTTCGGTTATGGTGGCCGCGCTTTATCAAGTCAGCCGGGGAGGCAGAATTCACAGCCATCAACCAGCCTGGTTGAAGATACGCCATCAGTTGGGGTTGATGCTGCATTGCAGATATCGACTGTGTGGGGGTGTGTGTCCTTGCTATCAAGGATTATAAGCACTCTGCCTGTCATGGTCTACAAACAGACAGACGGTCAAAGAGATCTGGCGCGCGATTCCAGGCTGTGGCAGCTTTTCCACGAATCACCGAATGCGCGTATGACTCCATCCGAATTCTGGGGGGCAATGATTCTTAACTGGGCATTCCGTGGAAATGCTTACGCGAGGGTTGATAGGTCGCAGAATGGCGAGGCCTATTCGCTGTGGCCGATGCCTGCAGACCAGGTTGAAATGGAAGTACTGGAGAATGGAAGCGCTGTTTATTACTACCGGATTGGAGATGATCTCGCTGTTCTTGCAGAAGATAACGTGCTGCATATCAAGGAGATTGGCAACGGGATAACAGGTTTGTCGCGTATCGATTACATGAGAGCAACGACAACAGAAGTCAAGAATGCGCAGACTGCTGCGAATAAATTGTTTTCAAGTGGAGGTAAACCCACTGGTGTATTGATGGTAGACAATCTTCTAAACAAAGAGCAGCGTGAAAAGTTGAAACAGAACTTCGCGGAGATGTCGACAGGTAACACATCAAGGTTATACATACTTGAAGCAAATATGAAGTACCAGCAAATCAATATGTCTCCGGAAGATATGCAACTGCTTGAAACTAGGAATTACGGTGTAGAAGAGATATGCCGCTGGTTTGGCGTGCCTTCTGTACTGGTTAATCAAAACAATGTTACTTCATGGGGTTCTGGGATCAAAGAAATTATTGATGGATTTCACAAGCTAACGGTCAGGCCTGCGCTGGTCAATTTTGAACAGGCAATCAGGAAGCGTGTTATGACCAGTGGTCAGAGAACATCGTCAACCGTTGAATTCAGTTTTGATGCGCTGCTGAGAGCTAGCCTGACGGAGCGCATGGATATTTACTCCAAGGCGGTGCAGAACGGAATTAAGACGCGCAACGAATGCAGACAACTTGAAAACGATCCACCTATTGATGGCGGTGATGAATTAACAGCTCAAACCAATCTAGCGCCATTGACTGTACTCGGAAAAATTAAACCAGGAGGCGGAAGTGCTACAGAAAACACTATCTCTCAGTAACTGCCAGATCAAAGCCGATGGAGGCAAAGGCAAGTTTAGTGGATATGCATCGGTGTTCAACCAGGTCGACAGTTATGGCGACACAATATTGCCTGGGGCTTATAAGGATACGCTTGAAGTCAATGGCATGCCAAAAATGTTTTTGCAGCATGAGTCGTGGGAGTTGCCGATTGGTAAATGGCTGAAAGCAGAAGAAGATGATCACGGCCTATTCGTTGAAGGTGAGTTAACCGTTGGCATGTCTCGTGCTGATGATACTTATGCCGCTCTTAAGCATGGCACGCTAGACGGCCTTTCAATCGGGTATCGTTTAAAAGCTGAAGATTATAAATATCAGGAGGAAACTGGCGGATTAATAATAGAAAAAGTCAGCTTTCTTGCAGAGATCAGTCCGGTTGTGTTCCCTGCTGACAGATCTGCAAGGATCGATATCGATTCAGTTAAGAATGAGTTGTCTGATATTAATTCAATTAGAGATTTTGAACTATTCCTGCGGGATGCAGGGAAGTTCAGCAAAGGGTTGGCAGGTGCGATAGTCAACCGCGCAAAAGTCATATTCGGTCAGCGGGATGCTGATGATGAGACGGACGCGAAGGCATCGCAGGAACTGGATGAAGTGCTAAAGCGCATCAACCATAAAATTTCCAACTTAGAAATCAGAGGATAAAAATGTCTGACTTATCGCAAATTATTAAAGCAATGGAAGGTATCGAAGCAAAAATTAATGCGTTTGATACCAAAGCATCAGAAGAAATCAAGAACATCGGGAAG